CATCGTACCCGGCCAGCGTGCCTTCCACCGGCTGGTTGGGTTGCTTGTCGTCCGCCAGCCGCAGGATGATGGCGGCGTACTGGCCGACCCGGGACATTTCGTCCACTTCCCGCAGCTTCTGCCACAGGTCCACCCGGTCGGCGAACTCCCGGAACCGGCGCTCGTCCGCTGTTTCCTCGTGGGGTTCCGCCTGTTCCAGCAGCCATGGGGATTCCTGCCAGCACTTCTCCACGATGCGGGACACACCCGCCCGGGCGATGCCGTTGCGCTTGTACTGGTTGTAAAAGTCCATGAACAGGGGCGTTTCCGGATAGCCGTAGTCCTGCCACGGGGCGGCGCGCTTGGTGTCCCCTTGAGAAAAGAACCCCGGAAACATGCTGCCCAGTGCCCGCGCCCGGTTCACTGCCATGGTGAGCTTTGATTTCACGTCCGTACCCATTACCGTTGCCTCGCTTGCCGTTTGCGCTTACTGATCAGCATTGCCGTTTTGTTGCCAGTGTTGGGGCGCACAAACACCAGATCCACCGCGTCGATCATCACGTCCGTCTGGTCGTCATGCTTGTGCGAGTCGTCCGGGCTGAAGGCACAGACCTCGCCAATGAACTCCCCGTTGTCCTTGTCGCCCCATGGTAACACCACTTTCTGTCCTTGTACGTGACGCTGTACGTCCATGGCCCGCGTGAGCTTGTCCTTTTCCCGGGGAACCGGTGTGATGTCTATGGGCAGGTGGCCTTGCATCTCCTGAATCAGGCCCGTGCCGCTGCTCTTGTCCTCCACGTATACAGACCGCAGGTTGCCCGCGTGCAGCCCGTTACGGGCATGCGCCCCTTTGACGAACCGCTCAAAGCGGGTGCGCAGGTCCTTGGCGTTGTACCGGGCACGCTCGTAGGACAGGCGGTAGAGCCGGCCCTCGTAGAACCCCCACTCGGCAAACACCGTCCAGTCGTTCCACTCGTTGGTCTTCTGCGCCGTGTCGCAGGTTATGATGCGGTACTCAAACCGGGGCGGGGTAGGCAGGTCCGGGCCGGTTTCCCCGGAGGCCACCACGTCGCCGTAGAACAGGAAGTCCTCTTCCGCAAAGATACCACCATCCAGTGACTCGGGGCTCTGCTGGTACTGGCTCTGGAAGGTGTACGGGTTGGCGTTGCGCAGGGCAATCAGGTCGTGGATGTTTTCCTTAGCTGGCCAGTAGGACCAATAGCCATCCACCTGCTCGCTGCCTTCCACGTCCCGGCGGCACCGCTCCTGGATCTCTTCCGGCAGGGTGCGGATGAATGCCTCGTCGATCAGGGCCGGGATGGTGATGTGTAAATCCACCTTGAGGCCCATACCACCGGACAGCAGGAACGCTGTGCTGTCATCCACATGCCCCCGCTGCTGGATGAAGAAGAACGGGGTTTTGAAGTCCCCCCGCCGGGAGCGCAGGACGTTGATCAACCGGGTGTGGGACTTGTGGCGTTTGGTTTGGGAGAACAGGTCGTCAATCTTGTCCCAGTCGTCCGCCATGATGTAGCCGGAGAACTTGCTGCCGGTCATGTAGCCACCGCGCACCCCGGTGATCTGACCCCCGCTCGGGCGGCTGAACATCTGGTGCACCCGCTTACCGTCCCGCTCCACCGTCCAATCGTCTACCTTGTCCTTACCGATGGTGGTTGGGTAGAAGGTCTGGAACTCCTCCATGCGCAGCAGGGCGCGGCTGCGCTCGCTGTTCTCGTTCACGAGGTCTTTGGAGTAGCTGGTATTCAAGATGCGCACCCGGGGGAACCGGGTCATGCAATAGACCGGCAGGTGGATGGACCAGAACTCCGTCTTTGTGCCGCCGGGCGGGATGTTGACCACCACGTTCTGCGCCTTGCCAGCGAACACCTGCTGCACGGCCCAATCGAACAGGAAGTGGTGCCAGTTGGTGCGGAAAGCGTCCCCTTGGCTCAGGTTGAACCACACCGCCGTGAAGGCCAGCGGGGATCGCTCCCCGGCCTTGGCCAGTGCTAACCGTTCCTCGGAGGACAGGGCCTCCCACTCCAGCGGGCGCAGCATTAGTCGAGTATCTTGTTGACCAGTTTATCCACCACCTTCTCGTCCACCTTGCCGGGGCTCATACTGCCGTCCGGGCTGGTGTGGGTGGAGTCCACTTTCTCGTGATACCCGTGCTTACCGAGTACCAGTTTTGTGATGGCAGGATTGAGCTTGCCGGCGGTGCCGCCGTTGACCAGAATCCGGTGCTGTAGCTCGACGATCTCAGATAATATGTACGAAAATTGGGGGTCCAAGTCCCGCCACTCGTACAACCGGGGCGACGGCACATGCAGCTCGCACGCCAAACCAACCACCGACGGAAACACGTCACCAACCAGCCGCCAGCCGCCGTCCAAGTACCATTGGGCTTCGTCCTTAACCGCCTGCGTCAGTGTGCTGGGCCGGCCCATCTTCTTTCGCGGCACCCGCTCCTCCTTGGGAACGTAGTTGGGGTCTTCCGGTAACGTGCACTTGCGCGCCTCCCGCTTCTTCTGTGCTGCCGTTTTCGCTGGTTTCTTACGTTCTGCCATGGGTCACCTCCTATTGCGGCCAGTGTACCGCCAACAGGGGTCCAAGGGGTAGCCCCCAAAGCCCGCCCCTTACACGTGGGCGCGGGGAGGTAAAACAAAATTACAAACCAACATGCCTCGGACGCGTGGGAAAGGGTATTGTAAACCCCTGTAATTACTGCACTTTTTCCAACGTATTAGCTGCTGCGAATACCTAATAGGGGTACGAATACCTGTAACCCACTGAAAATAAACAATATTATTCGCATATTCGCAATATTGGCAGACCTTAGCTTTTTAAAAATTATTTTTCCTTTACCCCCGCGCACGTGTAAGGGAATAGGCCTGCGTAACTGGTTGGTTTTAAACGCAAAAAGGGGTATTAGCTAGCGAATACACTGCTAATACCCCTAATATTAAGTGGTTGTTTCTGCGGAACTTTTTGGCGAGGTCTTTAATTTACACCCCTAACCCGGCCCACCACAACCCCCGAGCAACATCTTCGCCGCTTCCGCCCCGTTACGGGCACGCCGCGCCGGGCTGGTGGGCACCGTCAGCACATAACCCACGGGCAGCATTCGCCGGTCCACCGCCAGCTCCTGCCACAAGTGCTCCACAGCCGCCGGCACCACCCCCTGCTTCCAGCAGGCCAGCATGCCCCGCATCCGCTCCCCCTGCTCCTGGAGAAACAGAACGAAGCACGACAGGTCGTCGTCGTCCATACTGCACACCAAAGCATCCAGCCCCTCGCAGTCCGTGCCCTTGAGGGCCGCCACCTGCGCCGGGCACAGGTGCGGCGCATTACGGGCCACCACCGCCATGGTAAACCGGCTCACCGGCACGTCTTTCTGCTCACTTACCTTCATCGTTCGCCTCCATTGCCGCACCACGCGGCCCCTTGTTAGCCGCACGCCCCTTTTCGCCCCCAACCGGGGCAAGGGTAGGGCCCCGGTCTTGAACCACCTTGTAGCCCACCACAGCGAGCCACAGGAGGGGGTCGTGATTTTTCCACCAGTTCTGCAAGGTACCCCGGTCACGCCCAATAAAGTCCGCGAACCCCTGCACAGACAGTCCCGTGCCCTCTCGCACCAGCGCCGCCAGCGACGCAGGTTGATCGCACCCGCTTCCAGTGGAAGCTCCGCAGAGTTGGCGCTGTATTACTTGGTTCATGGTCGTTCTCCTTACACTCCCCAGTAGTTGAACCACTGGGGATCTGAGTTTCTTCGCAGATCTCGTATTTGGCGTTCCAGCTTAGAAATCCTTTTTCGCAATTCCCATGCCTTAGAGTGCTCGTCCCCTTTCAAGTGTCGAAAGCCATACCCATGACTGGGGGTTCTCAGGACCTCCAGCTCAGCCTCTAGGTCATCGGCCTCCCTGTCTAGTTTAAGTGCTTCTGGGCAAAGCGGTTTGGCTTGCGGTGCTAGGAGGGCTTTGGACATTACCCCCGATTTGATGTAAGCAGGCATCATGCTCTCCTTATGCTGCCATCTGGGTCATGTAGTGGACCGGGCGTGTCTTGGGCGGGATGTGTGTTCCGGACCGCTGCAACTGGTGCTGGATCACGGCCATGGCCACCTCCCAATCGGTTGTAGAGCTCATTGCGCCACCTCCCCATCTATGTAAAACCAGTGTTTGACTTTCTTGCGCTTCCAGTGGAACTGGCTTACGTGTACCGGCGCGTGGTCGTGCTGGTCTATCACGTAGCCATCGTAGACCACCTGAGCGTGGCCGGTGGTGACCACAAAATACCGCCGCCCCGGCGCAGCCACCTGTTCCACCCACTGGGCCAGCGTCAGTTGCTGCTCCCGGCGGTCGTATTGCTGATACACAACGGGCAGGCCGATGCGGGCGAAGAACGCCAGATAGTCCTTGCGGAACGTGACCCCTTTCCAGTTGCCCGGGCGCAGCTTGCGCACAAACCGCTCCACCCGGTCGTAGTTCTCGTCGGTGAAGTGCGCCAGTGCCACCAGCCCACAGTTGGGCCGGCCCCGTGGGACCGGTTGCGGGTTGAGCGGTGCCCGGCCGAGCGCTGTGGTGTGGTCGATGTCTTTCATTCCATGCCCTCCAGCTTCTCGATCGCCGCGCCCATGACAGGGTCACTGCGCTCCGCCCCGTGGCGCGTAAGGAACGCCACGGCGGCGCGGGGGTCGTTGCCACTAACCATCAGGGCACCGGCCACCATACCGTCCACCGTGGCCACGACACCGTCGTTGCGGGTGCTCAGTACGAAAGCGGAATCGCTTCTGCGGGGTGCTTTTTTCATGGGTAACTCCTTCTGTCGTTCTACGTTATGGCCCCACTATAGGGGAATAATTACCCACGGTCAAGCCTGTCGGCTACACTCCAACCCAATCCGCCAGCGGGCGCTCGGTCATGCTGGCAATCTCGTTTGCAGCAGTGCCCCCGTCGTCGTTGCTACTGGTGTCGCTGCTGGTGCTGGCCAGCGTGTTGGCGTTCTCCACCATCATAACCAAGTGCTTGACAGCCCCCGGCGGCAGGGTGCCCCCGATGGCCACGTGGTCGGACAGCTCCTCGGCTGTCATGTTGCGCAGTGTTTGTACTGGTGTGCTCATGTTGGTTGCCTCTTGGTTTTGGAAATAACCAGCTTCTCCTGCCCCACGGGTTGCACCTGCAGGGTCAGGTCGCCGGCAGGGGTGCCGAACGTCAGGGTAACTACCTTCCCCGGTTCGGCGTGCTCTACAATCACGTGCGCGCACTGCCACTCAACCGCCGTTGTGAGGCCCTTGAGTACCACCTTGCGCCGCTGCTTTGCCGGTACTGCCATGGTTACTCCTTGATGCCCAGCCGCTCGGACAGCCGGCTGGTGGCCAGCACGGGCAGTGTAACGGCACGGTCCGGGTCCGCGATGTGCGGGGGCAAATACGGCACCATATCCGGCCAGCCTTCGCGAAGCTGCTTGGTGCTGGAGAACTGGTCCAGGAGGTCGGCGGTTTCCCGGCGCAACCGTGTGTACTCCGCCTTCCACTCCTTCCGTGCTTCCCGTGCGGCCTTGTGCGCAACCATGGGCGGCGCGTCATCTTGAATGACCACCATGGGGTAGTTCCGTTCCACGAACTGCGCGGTGTTAACCCGCACCCGGTCGTCGTCCAGTACCGCGTCGATGTCCTTCGCCGCGAACGTACCTTCCGCGTAACCTTCGTACAACGAGCTGACCGTACTGGGGGCGCGGGCCAAACCGAGTCGGTCCGCCACGGAGGCCGGGAACCGGACCTGCATGGTGCGAAGGTCCGTGCCTTGAGCGTTGCGAATCTGCACGTTAACACAGCTTTCCAGGCCCACGTGATTCCAGTCGTCCGGGGTAAAGTGCTCAACGCACCGCCGGGTGCGGCTCTGCACCGGGTGCTTCTTCAACTGTTCCGCCACGATTTCAAGTAGGGCGTTGTAGTCTGCCCCGGCTGGCGGCGGGTTCTGCTTTTCCCACTCCGCCATTACGGCGTTGACCATGTCGTCCCGGTGGGTTTTGTTCAGCCGAATGCTGCGGGGTGTTTTGTTAGTCATAGCTCTCTATCCTTCTTTGGTTTAGTTAAGTAAAACAACGACTTAGAACGGAATATCGTCATCAAAGTCGTCCACCGGCTCCGGGGGTTGGTGACCACTGGGGCCGCTGTTCTCCGTGGTCGGCGGGGCCGGCTGGTCGTCCTTGCGCTGCAGGGCCACGGAAATCATCTTCTCCCCCTGCCGGGGGCCGCCCTGAATGGTCTTGGTCCACGCGGACACCCAGTATTCCACGCCCTCCACATTCACACTGCCGCGCAGGTTGGGCTGCCGGTCATGGGTTTGCCGGTCGTTTTTAAACAGTGCCCCCTTGTTGGTGTTGTCGTAACTCATGCGTCCTCCTACAGGTTAAATTCGGCACTGACGGTCAAGGCCACGGCCTCACCCACCAGCACCAGTTCCGGTTCCAGAAAATAGCGGGTGTACCGCACCCCCGCCCCCACCATGGGGCACCAAGCCCCGGAGGTGTCCACGTCGTTGCGCCCCTCCTGGATGCTGGTGATGCGCTTGGTTGGCGCTGTTTTGTTGAGGGCTGCCCCGGGCTCAAGGCAATCTACATACCCATACACGACCCCGCTTTTGATAAAGCCCTCCCAGTGCCCCCGGCTGCGGCTGGCTTCATAGGCAAGGTACCAAGACTCCTTGCGGTAGGAGTTGATAAACCGCCCGGCCTCAACCTGTACCACTTGCACCGCCAGCAGTTCGTGGGACTCGTTGAGATCCTCGCTGTTGAACGGGTGCTGGCTAAAGCCCCCGGCGGTCACACGCAGGCTGGCGCCCCACGCTTCCGACCCAAATAGGGCCATCAGGAAGGTCGCCAGCAGGGCGGTCACAATCAGGTCGCCCGCCAGTTTGAACGCCAGTGCCAGCCGCCACCTATTGATGCGCATTACGTAGCCTCCGCTTTACCACGGCCAGCCGCTTGCGGATGCGCTGCTCCTTTAGCCAGGACACCCGCCCGGTGCGCTCAAAGTCCGCCGCAGCCTCCTTCAGCAGGGCGGACAGCTTTGGGTCCAGCGTCGCCCCGTCCAGTAATTCCTCGTCCAACTCCGGCCCCGGGTTGCTGTATAGATGGGCGTAGGCCCGGTCCTTGGCCGCCTTGCGGGCGGCTTGTTCTGTGGGTGTTGGTTTAGTATCCATGTTTCATTCCCCAGTCCAGCCGTGCGAAATCCGGGGCCTTGCCAGTAAAGGGGATTACCACCGTAATCGTTTCCTTCGTTGGGCAGGCGAACTCCATTTCCACTTCCCCCGAGTTTGGCCCGATAAACATCAAGTCGAACCGTTTGCCGTGGTAGCCGTAAGGAACCTCCGCGCCGTGCTCTTTTGCCCACTGGACCGCCGCTTCCATCCGATCCGCCATCCGACCCGCCCGGCGTTGGGCTGCGTCCACCAGTCTACGATCATCCACTTCATCCTCGAACTCGTCCTTTGTACAAACAAACGCGTGGTCCAGCGGCTCTCGGCGGTCAAACAGAGCGCGCCCGAGGGAAATGTAGTGGCCTTGCGCACTATCGGGCCACTTCCCGTTAAGGGCCTCTATTGCGTCGTCTATCCGCTCGTCTGGTGTTAGACTCCGGTTCATACTATTACCCCCTTCTCTCAATCGTCCAGCAAATCGCCCCGCCGACCCCGAACACAGCCGCCACAACGGGCACGGCATCCGGGTAGGCGGAAACGCCCATCTTCTGCAGCACCACCGTCACAACAGCGGCTGAAAGACACACTATGGACATCCTCATTTCCGGTCCTCCAGTTCGTTGGCTTGGGTGCAGCCACGCCACCGGCTCCGCACCCTACCCACTTTGGGCGCGGGCGGCTTGCCATACCTGCCACATCCTATGGTGCTCATCTGCATCAGGCTCGCATTCCATTTCACTCGCCTCATATTGGCTAAGTTCGCCATCCCAAAACACGCCATCTGGCTTTGGAAAGTGCCTCTCAAACTCTTCTCTATCACTCATCGCAAACCTCCTCGGTCCAGTATTCAAACTCCGGCACACCCTCCGCGTCCCGGCCGATGTAGTCGCCCCCGTGGCGCGTTACGCACTGGGGTGGGGACTGCACCGCCTCCCGTACCATGTCCGCCGCCAACGGCTGCACCGGCAGGCACAGGGCCATCAGCAGCAGGAACCCGGGGCACCCCTGCTCACTGCACATCGTCCACCCCCGTCCGAAAGTACGGCGTAGGGCTATCGTCCGAAACCAGTTGCAACCCGCACAGCTCCCCCGTAAGGGAGTCCGCGCTCATTATCGTGGTGAGGACCCGGCACTCCGGGTGCATCATAGTGCCACTGAATAACCGCTGGGCCGCCTCTGCCTCTTCCGGCAGTAACGTAACGACGCGGCGTTCCCAGTGGTGGGAGGACGTTACCTGCGGCTTGCGCCAGAACGCCCACCACGGGGGCTTAACCTCCCGGAAAGTGGTTTTTCTTACGTGCCAGCTGAGTGTATGTGTAGTCATGCTTCCTCCATCGCGTACAGTTGCTCCGCTTGGTTGGCGGCGAGGTCCACAAGGTAGTCTTGTAGCCCCCGGCTCTCGTCATCCAAGCCGTGCTCAAGGTGTATAAACTCCTCAAGCAAAGTGCCCACCACGCAGGTCGGCCCCTTGGTGAAGGCCGTCCGGGAAATCATAATGACGTTGGCCCCGCGTATGGCCAATCCAAGTGTGCCCGTGCCGAGGCTGTTAGCCAGTCGCACGTCGTAGTTCCCTACCGGGTGCCCGCTGTGCTCGCACACCCGCAAGGCACGGTCCAGCACCCGTTGCTCCGCCTTGGTGGGGGTAACGCTTTCCGCCAGTGCTGCGTCCTTGCTGTGGGCCTGCAGGTAACGTACCAGCGACCGGGCCAGCGGGTACTTCGGGTCTTTAAGGTAGCGCAGGGCCACCGCCGCGAACGCCTCGCCCGGCGGTTGGGCGGCCCGCTCAAACTCCAGCCCGTGCATCTCAAAACACTCCGGTACCGCACGGGTGAACAGGGTGTCCAGCAGCCCCTCGTCCTCCACCGCCAGCCATGCGGTGCGGATGTTGGCCTCGGCGATAAACGGGTACCGCAGGGTGCGGTCCTCCGTGAGCGCCTGATGACCGGTCAGGTTATAAGTAAACAGGGTCGGCTTGTTGAGCTCATGTACCCGGACCCCTTGGTAATACAGGTGACCGGACTCCCCCGGGTGAATCTCAACCCCCGGGGTCACTGCCAGCGGTTTGGAAGGCAGGAATATCTTGTCCCGGGTGGCGTGCGCTTCCATCATGGCCTCGCACCCACTCACGTGGATGGTGGTGTAGCCGTCGCGGGGCTTGCGCCGCCGTGGTTCCACCCGGCTGCCCGGTTCGTCCCGGGCGTTGCAGTAGAGCTCCCGGTAAGCCTGCCACGGTTCCCAGTTAACCCCGAGGTGGGTGGTAAAGCCCAGTGGCTCGCCGTTCATGGTGACCGTGTCGAAGTCCTTGCCCCGCACGGTGCTGGTCTGCACCCCGAACTCGTAAGGCGTGGTGCCCTGCCAGACGGTCACCTTGCCACCAAGGCGCAGCACCACGGCAATGGCGTACTTGAGGCCCGTGCCGAAGTAGCCAATGGCATCCTCGCTCTCCTTGGCGGAAACGCCGAAGGTGGTAATGGCGACCGGGTCGATGTGTCCTTCGTTAATGAAACTGAGCATCTGTCTCTCCGTTATAGCGTTCTAGTTTGCCCACTGTACGGGGTATTATTACCCGTCACAAGGGAGCGTCAGCATGTCTTGCATCACGTCCGCCGGCAGGCCGTCATACACCACGGTCGCGTGGTCATACAGAGCCTCCCGGGGCAAGCCATGGCGGAGCTTCGCCGCCACTTTGGCAGTCAGCAGCAGGTACCAGCGGCCCACCTGCACAAGGAACCACACCCGGCCCCCGGCCTTCAGGTGGTTGGCGGCCCACAATAGTTGACCCGTGCGGATGTGCCGGCAGCGGATCGGGGTGCTGGTACGCTTCGGCAGCGGGATGTATTTGAGCTCCACCCACACCGACCGGCCTTCCGTGCAGACATAGGTGTCCGGGTCGCCACTACCGGCGGCGTTCTCCACCTGCCGCACCTGCGCGCAGGGATCGAACCCCTGTACCCGCTCGGCGAACAGTTTGCGCAGGGCGCTCTCACTGGCCACGCTACCCCTCCCGCTTCCACCACGAGCTGTCCCGCAACCAATCCGCCCGTTGACGCAGGAACCGTCGCTGCTCCACGTCATGGTGCGTGACGGTACCACCGCACTCGTCCACAAGATCGTGCAGTTCCCCCAGTGCGTCCCAAGCATCGTCCAGCCGCCTGACTACGCGGTTAATCGTGCGTTCCCGTTGCTTTTGTGTGCTCATACATCACCTCCAGGAAACAGGGACCGGGTTCTGCTGTGGCCGCTAGTAAGGGAATCGCCCTGCTCCGGCGGGTTGGAGGGGTACCGCCCCGCCCACTCCTCCGCCGCGTCTCGTTCCTCTAACGCCAGCTCCAGCTGCCGCTTCAGGTGTTTGACCCGCCACTGTTTGCGGATGCGGTAGCTTTCCCACGCCTCTTCCTTGGTGGGGTAACAGTAACGCTTCCGGGCGGTCTTACTGACCCAGCGGCGGCTATTATCGTAGATGGCCGAGCCGGGGCCAGATACCCCCGCCGCCCAGTCCTCCACCACCCACCGCCCGGCGGGGGTTTCCTTTTCCACAACATAACGGCGCAGCACTACCTCGTCCGCCGTGCAGCCGGAATCGTATCGATAAAGGGTAGTCATGCCATCAACCTCCCGAGTTCTTCCGGTGTCTGGATTTTCCACTGGCGGGCCAGCCGGGCCACCAGTTCGTCCACCGCTACCTCGCCCCGGGCAAGGTCCACCGTGATGGTGTCCAGGGTGCGGCCCTGCCGGGTGTAGGCGACATACGTCACCATGGTGGCAGGGTGGCCGTAAGGGGCGTGCAGGACGCGGATCTTGTGGATGGTGTTCAGTGCCATGGTGTTGCTCCTTCTAGCGTTATGGCCCCGGGTTGCCCCGGGGCGGTGGTTGTTACGACTATTCGGCTTGGCGGGTCACGCCAAGCCCCCGTGCTGACAAGTTACTGGCCCGTCAAACACGACAAGCTGAGGCAGGGCGTATCCTACTATGTCGGCCGCCGCGTTTTCTTTGTTCCACCTCCACTGGCTTTCTTCCGCCATCTCATAACCGAACCTAGCTAAATGTTCAGAGCCGTCACGATACTTGACCATCACGATGGTCCCAGGCCGCATCGATGGCCTCGCGCCATCCTTCGGAAACCAGTCTCTGAACGCTCCAAACCCCTCCACTCTAACTTTCATTTCTGTTTCCCCTGCCACCCTTATCGGGTGGCTTTCTTTGCGTAGTTGTACGCCTCCAGTGCTTCCTTGCAGGTTGCGAAGTCTGTACCCAGTCCGATGATGTGGTCATCTTCGCCGTAGATTTCCTCCGCTCCATCTTCCTCGATCATGAACTCTACCACCCTCTCCATGTGTGCGATGTCTTTCTCGTTTCCTTCCTTGGCGATAATCATTAGCAGGGTGTTTCCGGTTCTGCGTTCTTTGTTGGCCGTTGCCCTCATGCTGTACCCCTTTCTATCTTTCTGTTTGCGGGGCCAGTGCGCCCCGCCCATGATTTAAATATACATAAAGATTTATGTGTGTGCAACCCTTTCGGGGAATTATTTTACGTTGCCCCAGTCCGGGCCGGTTTCCCAGCTGACGGACATCGGAACCCGCAGCTTCGGCACGGCATTCACCATGATGTTTTGCGCCTCGGCAAAAGCCTCCTCGGACTCCGCCGTCATGGGGTCATCCCAGTTGAGTTCGTCGTGCACCTGTATGAGTGGGGCACCCAGCGCGTCGCAGATACCCGCGTCCCACAGGTCCACCATGGCCTGCTTCATGTAGTCGGCAAGACTGCCCTGCAGTACCCGGTTGAGGGCCTTGTGGGTGTACGCCCGTACCACCCCGGGCTTCGGCACCCGCTCGCCGCTCTCACGGGCCGCCGCGATGTACTTCTGCACCATGTCCACCACCTGATCCCGGTCCTTGCTGGCGGGCACCACCTGACGCAGCTCAAAGTCCGCCGGTTCCCACTGGTCGAACACTGCGATCCGTCCCAGCAGGGTCTTCACGAACCCTCGGGTGCTGGCGGTCTGCATGGCAAGGTCAAAGGTCCGCTTAACAAAGGGCAGGCCCCGGTGGTACGCACCATAAAGTTCCTCCCCGCGTGCATCGTCAACCCCTAGGCCACGGATCAGCTTACGCTTGCCCATACCAAACGTCAGGCCGAAGTTGATGTTCTTGGTGGGCTTGCGCCCCAGCTCGATCCCGGTAACTTCCCGCACCAACTCCTGCGCTGTGTCGTGGAAGTCCGTGTCGTCCGGGTACAGGTTGTACCGCTCCCGCACCCAGTCGCTTTTCGGTCCCCGGGCGTAATGGGCCAGCATCCGGTACTCGCCCTGATCGTAGTCCCCGCGCCGCCACTGCCCGGAGTCCGGTTCAAAGCACCCGCGAATCAGTGGGGCAAGGTACGGGTCACGGCTCGGAAGGTTCTGCAGGTTGGGATTGCTGCTGGCGAACCGTCCTGAGATGGCCCCGTTTTCGTCCGTCCGCAGGGGGTGGAACAGGGCATGTATCCGCCCCTCGTGGGCACTGTCCAGGAGATACCCCTGCACGAAGGTGCCCCGGGCCTTGGCCATGCGCCGAACAGCCAGCACTGCGTCCGCCATGGGGTGATCACAGCCCTCCAGGAACTCCTTGGTGAAACTGGGCCGCCCACTGGCCGTGGTAGGGAACTCAACCCCTTGGCGGCTGAACACACGGGCGAGGTCCGGGCCACTGTTCGGGTTGACCGGCTGGCCCCCGGCGGCGTGTTGCAGGTCCGCCATGAGCCCCTTTTCTTCCTCCGCCAGCTTGGTTTCCAGGGCGTTAGCCTTGTCCGCGTTAACCTTTACGCCGCGCTTGCGCATGGCCATGAGCATGGGAATGAGCCGGTGCTCCATGTCCACCAGCTCGGAAAGGCCGAGGTGTTCCACCAGCGGTTTCTGCTGTTGCCATACCCGCCACGGCAGGTCCACGTCGGACTCCGCATACGGCCCCACAAGGCAGGGCGGTGCCCGGTAGATGTTGGCCCGTTGTCGGCCATTGGGCTTGCCGCCGTAGCTGCGAGCGCACCATTCGTACAAGGCGTTGGACTCCTTGCCCTCGCCACAGTACCGTTCCCCCAGTGCGTCCAGCGACTTACTGCGAGCGGTTTCGTTGACCATGGCCTCCACCCACTGCACATCGATGTACGGCCCCGGCACCGTGATCCCCTGCGCCTGCAGCCAGAACAGGTCGTAAAGCAAGTTCGCCCCCACCTTCAGCTGCCCGGGCCTCGTCAGCTCTTTTGCGGCCCACTGGAACACGGCTTCAGGGTTCGGGTGGTTCTGTTCCGGGCACACCGTATGGAACAGGGGGTAGTACCAGCGGTGCCCGTCGTCGGTACCTACCCCGATGCCCACCACCTTACCGTCGCCACGGATGTCGCCCGGCCCGTCGCCCCGGCCAATGCCGGGGTCCTCGGTTTCCAGGTCAATCACCAGTGCCCCGGCCCGGGACAGCTCCGGGAAATCCGTGGGGCAGTGCCAGTGAGGCTCCGGTATAGGGGCCAGCGGGCGGTTGGTGGGACCGCGACTGGTGCCCTTGGTGGGTTCCTTGGCGTACTCCTGCCAGAACAGGCCAACAGCATCGAACCGGCTCATGCCCGCACCCCAGCAAATACCCCGGCGAGGTCACCGCCCACAAAGCGCACGGGCTTCGGATAGTCGCCAAACCACACCCCTTCCGCTGCAGACAGGACCAGTGACAGAACCTCCGCCCGGTAGGCCCCCGCCGGCAAGCCTTCCAGTGTCACTTCGGCCTGCACGTCCCCCTCACGGGTGCGCATGCCGTGCTCCCCGATCTCCACCACCGGGGCACGTTCATCGGCGCTGAACGGTACAACGGCATCCACCCCGCTCTGCAAGTCCGCCAACAACTCGCCCCCATAAGGCGGTTCCGTGGGCAGTTCCCCGATCATGGCATCCGCATCCGGCCACTCGGCATTCAGTAGGGAAGTGCGCAGCCAGACCCCGGTATCAAAGGTCACCGTGAGGCTGTTATCGTCCACCCGCAAGGTAGCCGGGGTGTGCCCGGCCTTGTTAAGACGCACCAGCTCGTCCACCGCGTCCATGGGCACGTTGACCCCCGGTAGCCCGGCACCGTCAAGGCCCTGCCACCCGGCGCGCACCAGAACGACGTTGTTGGTGGCGTACATGCTGGCCCCTTTGACCAGTACACCGCAGGCCCATGGCCGGGAGCCGTCCTGTGCCACAAACGGGCGCAGGGTGCGCAGGGTGTTTATAAAATCCACCGGGTCCGCTATGCGGAACGGGTTGGAGTCACTGGGGTGCGTAACGGGGTAGGGGGCCGGGTTGATGGGCAGGCGCACCCGCAGGCGACCAGACGACAGGGTCAAGGACTGCTCTGTGGTGCTCCACTTCGGTTCCTTACCCTTTTTGAGCGCCTGCTGTAGCTTGCGCCCGGGCAGGCACAGTTCCCGGTCCACTGGGGTCTTGCCGGGGTAGTGGATAGACAGCCGCCCGTTGCTGCCCTGCACCCCTTCCGGGGTCACGTGGATGTCCGTTAGCACCGGAACGATGTCCTTGGTGGCCACCGCCCCCAGCACTGTTTCAATCATATCAAGCATCAAATAACCCCTTCATCTCGTTACGAAAGGTCTTGGCCCCACGGGATTCCATGTCCGTGAAAGTGGCCGCGTTCACGGTGTCCCGGTACTTGTAACTCTCCGCCAACTGGTCCGGGGTCACCTCGTACTTCTCCAGCCAGCGCCGAACCTCTTCTTGCTGCGTGGGCGGTAACCGGCTGTAGTGCCAACTGGACCACCGCTTCGCGTCCGGGCTGTCGTTGGAAAACACAATCTTCCGCAGACCTTCCGGTCGGTTGAACACACACGAGCCGAAGATACCCGTCATCAACCAGCTTGAGGAGTCTACGCTGTACCACGGGTATCGGAACATCAGGAACTGATCGGTCAGGCCGAAGCCGTGCACTTTGACCCGTGGTGTACCGTCCGGGTTGGTGAGGTAATCGCCCCACAGCCAGTCCAGCCACTCATGCAGCCAGCGGGTGGACTCCGGCACCATGCCACCGAGAAGGATGTAGTCGTACCCTTCGTCGAGGTACTTCACCAACCACCGGGCATCCTCCCGGCAGTGGAACACCGGGGCCACCTTGCACCCGTTGGACTCCAGGGCCTTCAGGTTGTTGTACGACCCCTCCGCGTCCCCGATGGCATCCAGACAGGACATCACCGACCACCAGTCGGCCGTCTTATTGATGAACTCCGCGTAACGGTCGATGTCAATCACAGCACCCTTGGAAAAGGCGGTGAAGGCCCCGCTGTCCAGGAACAGGTCAATCCCGAGATCCTTTGTCGCTTCCACGTCCCGGGTCGGTAGGTTCCCGTTTTGGAACCCGTGATAGTAGTAACTGAACAGCCGACGCTTCACCCACCGTATCCAGTGGTCCGCGGGCGGGTTGTTCGGGTCGAAGTCCTCCGCCCCGCCCCGCTCACCGGCGAGAAATACCTTCACACCTGTCCCTCCGTAACGTAGGCCACCAGCACGGGCAGGGTTTGAACGGCAGGGTTGTCGCCCCGGATGATGTCGTAGTTGTCCGAGTCCGGCACGTCCATGAGGCCCTCGAACACCGCCCGGGCCACCAGCGGGTCAGGCACCCCGGCCTCCTCAAACGCGGCGGCTCGCAGCACCGTGGCGTGGTCCTTACCCGTGGGAGGGTACTGTCCATCATAGGCTGTGTGGCTATATGCCCACGCCTCATAGATACCCGGAACCGCCAGCGCCTTGCGGATCTGCTCCGGCTTACTGACGTGCAGCAGCGGGGTCATGATGGTGATGAACCCGTCGGGCTGCCCCAGCGCCCGGTTGATGGCGCGCTCCTGTGCCTTGATGAACACCTCCCGGCAGTCCGGGTAGTTGGCGTTGTCGTCCTCGCAGACCCCGGTATACACGTAACGGGCTCCGCAGGCCACCGCCCGGTTGGCCGCCAGCGTCAGGAACAGGGCGTTGCGCATCGGCACGAAGGTCTTTTCTACACGGTCCCCGATGATCTCGTCCATCTGCTCGGCCGATTCGTACTGCTCCAGCTCCTGACTGCGGTCCGTGAGGGGGCTGGTGGACACCAGCACACCGGGCACGTCAACGATCTCGTGCGTGACCCCGAACAGATTGGCTACGGATTTCGCCGCTTCGATTTCCCGTGCGTGCGTCTGCCCGTAATTGAACGTGATGGCGTGCACCTCGTCGTGGAGCTTTACTGCCACCCCGAGGCAGTACGTGCTGTCTTGACCGCCGCTCAAAATTACCAGTGCTTTACTCATGATCTTACCCCTTCACCAGTTGTAGAAATTCGTTGCGCGCCTTGCCGTCCTCTTTAAAGGCCCCGCGCATGGCGCTGGTTACTGTGTGGTGCCCCTGCTGACAGATGCCCCGGGACTCCATGCACATATGACGGCATTCCAGCATCACCGCTACCCCCAGCGGTTCCAGGTTTGTTTGCAGGGCCTCGGCGATCTGGTTGGTGAGCCGTTCCTGCACTTGCAGCCGCCGGGCAAACGCATCCACCAGCCGGTTGATTTTGGACAGGCCCACGATCTTACCGTTCGGGATGTAAGCCACATGCGCCCGGCCAAAGATCGCGGCCATGTGGTGTTCGCAATGGCTGTAGACCGGGATGTTCGTAACCAGCACCATTTCGTCCACGTCCTCCGCCCCATCCTCAAAGGTCTTGAGCAGGGCGGGGATGTCCACGTTGTACCCGGCGCACCAATGGTCGCGCCACGCTTTGAGCACCCGGTCGGGTGTGTCGGCAAGGCCGCCACGGGCAGGAAACTCCCCCACGAACCGCAGCAAGTTACGAACGCTGTCCTTTGTGGTTTGGAAATACTGGTTGCTGTGCCACTCTTCCGGCGTTGCGTTATCAAGACTCATAGTAGATTGCTCCGTTTGCCCCGTGTTCTTTGACTTCTACCTGTACCACCCGCACCCGTGGCGCGTAACCGTAGTCCTGCAGATAAACCTGTGCTGCTGCAAAGGCCAGTTCCGCGAACGCCTCGCAGCCGGCCTTTTCCGCTACCACCAGATCCAGCAGGCCCCGGGCTTCCGCCTCGTGGAACCAGTCCAGCTCCGGGTCGTCCGCTGCGACTATGGTCTTGTGGTCAAAGGTGTCTTCAAGCATGCCCTTGAGGCCCTTGAGGCCACCGAAGTCCACCACCCAGTTGCGCACATCCAGCTCGCTGGCTTCGAACGTGAACTTGAAGGACAGGGCGTACCCGTGCAGCAGATTGCAATGGCTGTCGGCGCGCCACTGGCGGAAGGCACAGGACAGGCCGACTTCGTGTCCGTAACGCTTGGTTGATTGGTATGGCATTACTCCACCCCCAGTATCTTGTGGGTTTGTAGGGACACGCAGAACCCGAACTGCATGGCGAGTTCCTTGGTGCGTTGCAGGTTGCGTTCGTTGGCCAGCGTGTTGGGTCGGCCGTCCGGCATGTAGTCCTCCCTCGGCTGCAGCCACACCCGGTACGGGGTTGGGCTGTTACGCCCGAACGGGCTGGCCACCGGCAACTGGTTGCCGGTGCCTTGTGTGTCGCTGACCGGTACACCCTCTTCCGTTGTGATGGTGTCGTGACCAATGATGTACTTCCAGTCCGTGGCGTGGCGCAGTACGTCCCGGTGGACGCGCCCGGTCTTTGGGCTGACCACGGCTGTCACGTCGGACTGCCACAACAGGGCCGGGGCGTGTTTGGTGGCCCCACTGGTTTCCACCTGCACACGGAAGCCGCTATCCAACAGGGTGCGGATCAATGGGTCTAGATTCTGGTACAGCGGTTCACCGCCGGTGATTACCACCAACGGGGCCGCCCGCCAACGGGCGTTGTCCCAGTTGCTGACGCACATCCACGCCAGCTCCTCCACCGGGTACCAGCTTGACCCCTCCTCCGCAAAGTCCGTGTCGCAGAACCAGCAGTGCAACGGGCAGCCGCCGAGGCGAATGAAGATGGCCGGGTGGCCAGTGAACGGGCCTTCCCCCTGAATGGTGGGGAACAGGCTGTGCACCAGCAGGCGCTCGCCCGTGTCCTCGTAGCGGAAGGACGGCTTCGGGTTTTTACCGAACATGAGGTTTCCTCTCACAGATTTTTGGGTTGTCGCCACGCCTGCCAAACCTCAGAGGCGGTAGGGGCCGGAACCCCTGCCTCCTTGGCGGCTGCCATGACATGCTTTCTACGGAGCCTGCCGCCGTGCTGGCGGTACAGGCGCTCGCAAATCTCTCTAACTTTATCGAAGTTCCCGTTATGCTTGCGCATGGTGTTACCCCATAAAATACAGGTTACTCTGCGCCCGTGTATAGGCGACATACATCAGGTTATCCTCCTGCACCTTCTGCCACGGCTGCCGGGCAAAGCGGCTCGGCATGAGCTTCGGCTCCAGGATGTATACGTCCCGGGCCTCAAGCCCCTTGGCGCGGTGAACACTGGACAGGGTGGCACCGCCGCCGGCGGCGAAGATGTCCTTTACCCGCTGCACCAGCTCCCCCACCGGGGCCGCCTCCGGAAGCCCTTCGGCCACGGCGAACACACAAGCCGCCCGGTCGTCCACCGCGTCCGCCTTCGTGCCGTTCTCCGCCTTCACCGCCTTGGCCATTTCCACGTCCCGCCAGTTCGCCACGGCCTCAACGAGCTGCCCGACCGTGCGCTTGCGGAACCGCTGCAGAAAATTTATCAGGGTCGTTCCGATGTCCCGGCCCATGACAGTGCACGCCCGGCCACTGGCCAGCATGCTGAAGGCAAGGGACAGAAGCGGGGCGTTGTTGCGGCACAGCACCAAGTCCCCCGCCCCCGGCTGTGCATTCCGGACCGTTGTTACAGTGCCTTCGGGTGCATCCGGGGCCGGTTTGATTTCCGGTGCTATGGTGTTCGCCAGCGCCACCACAGCCCGGGGGCACCGGTAGGTTACATCCAGTGGCAAGGTAACGGCGTTGAAGTCCCGCACTATGTTCTGCAGGCTCTCACTGTCGGCCCCACGGAAGCCGTAAATGGCCTGACGGCGGTCACCCACCGCTACCACCCGGCCCCCCGGTTTAAGTGCCATGGCAATGAGCTGGCGCTGCACAGTGGACACGTCCTGCGCTTCGTCCACAAAAATAACGTCGAACCGCTGGCGGGGCAGCCACCCGTTCATGACGGGCAAGTACAGTTGGTCGTCAAAATCAATAACCCGGGTGTCCAGCGTACTGGCCCGCAGCACCTTGCGGGCGTACTGGTCGATTTCGTGGTTGTACTCAAGCCCGTGGTGCAGGGCCAGCTCCGGAAAATCGTCGCTTTCCGGTGCCAGTGCGTGCGCCTTGGCCAAGGACACCAACTTGATGGTGGCCGTGACCCACTCCGGCAGATCCTTGTGCCAGTCCGCGGGCACCACTTCCCGCACAAGCCCCCGCACCTTGTTGGCTTCCAGTTGCACCCGACCACAGGCACTCATTACCGCCCGGTGCCCGAGGCTATTGAGGGTCATGCAAGACACCCCCTCCGGTACCCGGTTGGCCAGCTCCTTGGCGATGCTGGCGTTAAAGGCCATGAACGCCACCTGCTGCCCTGCCGGCAGGTACTTCATGGCCTCAACGATGGTGGTGGTCTTGCCGCTGCCTGCCACGGCTTCAACCACAGCGCTGCCGGCGTGCGGGTCTGCGACGTGTGCGAAAATGGCCTGCTGGTTGTCACTCCACTTCATGGGAATCCCCTTATGTCTTTCTGAGAACAGGTTGGCCCCGGGGGTGCCGGGGCCGGTTGGCTTACTCGCCCCGGTCGGTGGCCCGGGCTTTTTTCCACGCTGTGAACTGCGTGCTGGCCGTATTCGGGTTGATACCCAGCCCAATCGCATCGGCGATGAACTCTTTGCGAACGATGTTGTTGAAACCGGTGGCGGCTGCCAGTTCGTCGTACAGGTTCCAAGCTACATCCACCGGGCTGTCGACGGTGCTGTCCGGGTAGCTGCTCTCGCCGGTGCGCTTATAGGTGCGCTTGCCCGGTTTCTTGGGTTCGGCTCCTTCCTCGTCCGCCGGGTGCTTCACATCGTCACCCCACTCGTAGTCGCACACCATGCAAGCGAACTCTTTTTGCTGCAGTTTGTACGCTTCGTTGAAGTTGCCGTCACGGGCATCCAGCAGGCCCTCGAAGTCACACACGCCGTTTTCCAGATGGGTGCCGCACTCCGGGCACTCGTGGAAGCCGTACTGTTCGTCGTACTTCGCGTCCAGCTCGCTGGTGTCTACCATCGGGATGTAGTAGTACCGGTCGGTTTCCACGTTGTGGCGAATTTCTACCTGCTCCTTGTTGTAACCGGCTTTCTTGGCGGCGCGCAGGGCGTTGGAACGGTTGCTGTAGGTGGTGGTTGCGTTGGTCATGTCGTCTTCCTTCTAGCTTTCTGGTTTGGGTTGCAGGGGCCAATCCGCCCCGGCCATGGTTTAAAGGTACATAAACTTTTATGTGATTGCAACCCCTTCCCGTAAAAATTTTTACACGGGGTAAAACCGTACCCCTTGCGGGGCCACCAGAAACAGGTTGTGTTGCGCCCGGGTCATGCCGGTGTAGAACACCCGGGCTTCATCGTCCGGGTTGCTCATGAACCCGGTATACGACCGGGCGGTCATGTCCACCCGCAACACCACGTTCGAAGCCTGCCCGCCCTTGGCACTGTGTACCGTGCCCACGGTCACGCGTGCCGGGTCTTGCAGTCGCTCGCCCCGCCGCAGGATGGTCAGGTAATACTCCCGGTCCTCGATGTTAATGCCCTGCAGGGCATCGTGCCAAAGGGGCATGGCTGCAGGGTCACCGGGTAGATCCTCCGGGCCGTAGGTGTCCGCGTCCTTGTACCGGGCCGGGTCCATGCCCGGGTTGTAGGTGGCCACGGCCTGCATCACCGTCCGCGTGACCGACTTGCCCTTACGCAATTGCTCCCACCCCTGTATGGCCTTCAGGTGCCCGGCGGGTACACTGGGGCCGCTGGCTGTGTTGTACTTAACCCCCTGCAGGCGGCAGGCAGCAGCGTAGTCCTTGAGGTAGTGGCTGTTCCGGGCCAGCAGTAGCCAGTTGCCCGTCGTTAGGTCTACGTCCCCCGGGTTGGCGATCCACTCCACCCGGCCCTCGCGGTCCGCCGGCTTCCATACCTTCGGTTCCCGGCCACGGATACGGGCGCTGACCCGGTTGGCGAGGTCAAATACCTTGCGGGGCAGACGGTGGGACTTATCTAGTACCGTCCGCGTTACCCCGGGTTCGTGTGCCAGCCGCAGGAAAGTTTCCACGCTGGCCCCACTCCACCGGTAAATGGCCTGATCATCGTCCCCGGCTACCACCACCTCCGGGCAATCCCCGAATGCCCGGTGCACGGCTTGCCATTGGCGGACGGTCAAATCCTGTGCCTCGTCGATGATTCCCAGCTTCACCGGCAGGGGCGCACCCTCCGCCGCGTACTCATCAATCAGGTCGTGGAAGTCCCGCTTACCTAGTTCCCGCTTGAACATGCGCAGGGCCTCGTCCAGTTGCACCACCTCCCACCAGCTAACACCCTCGCCGGCATGGTGCCATGCTTGCTCCAGGGTCAGGTGGCGGCTGCGGGCGTACCCTATGACCTGCAGCAGCCGGGAACCCTTCGGCCCCTCCATGGGCGGCCCGTCCAGAAGGTTGTAGCTGGCGGTGAACTGTAGCTGTAGCAGATCCCCCAGCTCGTTATAGTCCGCCGCCCCCATAAGCGTGGCCCCGGTGGCCCCGAGCTGGCGGTAAGCCATGCTGTGCAGGGTGCTGAAGAACGGGAGGTCTTTGGGCTTGAGGCCGAACTGCTTGGCTGCCCGTTCCCGGGCCTCGTTGGCGGCCCTGCGGGTAAACGCCATATAGGCGATCTGCGAGGGTGGTACCCCGTCCTGTAGCGCCCGTTCTACGATCCCGAGCAGGTGGGTGGTCTTACCCGTGCCCGGGCCACCGAATACGGCCCTCACGAGAACTCCCCTGTGTCCGGTGTCGGTACGTCAAACGGTTCCTCCTGCACGTCAAAGGCCGGGATGCCCCACATCTGCACACAGCGGCCCTTGATGTTTTTCTGCCTATGCTTGGCCCCGTTCTCCCGCAGTAGTGCCCATATCTCGTTCTGCTTGAGTTCCCGAAACTGTTGCTGCTGCAAGAACTTCATCAGGTCGGTGCTGCGGAAGTAGGTCATCCGTGGCCCGTCCGCCTCGTGGTCGGTGTACGGCAGCCCTCGTAACAGGTCTTCCCACTGCCGGCCCATCTGCATCCCGGTGCAGAACTGCTCCAGCAGCAACCAGAACTGGCCGCCGGCACCGCTGTCCGTGGGCATATCAATAACCTCGGCGTTCTTCAGCAGTCCGTTCACCAGCTTCTGCCAGCGGATTGGCTTCAGCGGGTTGGGGAAGAACCGCAGCTTCTCCACACACTTGCGGGCGAACCGGCCTTGGTTCATCAGGTCGTCGGTGGTGATTTGCATACGTACCCCGTTAACCGTAACGAACCAGATTGGGTTCTCCCCCTGCAGTTGGGTAAGGCTGTCAATCATAACGCCGGGGTCTTCCGCCCCACTGCTGGCCCCTATGCCGTATGGGCGCGCCCGACAGATTTCCCGGTTACAGAAGCTGGCCAGCGGCTGCTTCTTGCAGGTGTAGTTGTACTCCTTGCGCTTCAGCGACTTTGCGATGTCACCCACCTCCTGGAAAGGCAGGGGCGGGTCCAGATGGTTTTGGTTCAGGTCGTTGAGGTGTTGTTCCCAGTTGTCCCCGTGCTTCAGCTTGGCGTACACCCCCAGCGCGAACAGGGCCTCGTTACGACCGCCTTCTGGTATGCCGTGCAGGGCCATGGTCTGCAGGCACGGCGGACCGTCCCCCACCGGGCCGCCAACTGGCTTGATGTCTTCCAGCGCCGCCGCTGGTATGGCCCGGGCCTGTGCCAGCTCCAGGAAGTCGGTAACGGACAGGGGTTCGCCTTTATACAGGGCATAGCTTTTAACCCCTGCAGGGTCCGCGCAGGCTCCGAAATATGGCATGTTGAGCCAGTTGCCCACATCCTCCGGCCCCGCCAGTTCGTCCTGCTTCGGGAATATCTCTACCCCCGGGTGGCCAAGCGCCACAGCCCAGTCGCCCAGCGTCTGCCGCACCTTCTGCGCAGGGGCATCATCCGTCAGGTAGAGTTGCAGGTGAGCGCCGCCGCTTTTGCTGCGGACAACCGTTAACGGCAGCACATACTCGTGAATCTTGCGTTCTAGATCGTTAAGGTCGACCGTATAGTCGTCTATGTCTATGGCACCCCAGTGGCACCGGGCATCCATGTCGATGGGCACAATCCCCAGCATGGCTTTCCCGTTGAGGTGCTGTTCCCACAGGGCCGGAACTACGTCCCCCCGGCGGGTGTGCCCTTTCCCGTCTTTCTTCGGGCCTCGCTTACGGTTCTGCAGCTCAAAAAAGCCATAGGCCGTCTCCAGCCCACGGAACCGCTGTAGCATGGCTTCCGCGATGTCGTTGGTCATACTACCCCCACAGAGTCGAAGGCCCCGGGGTTCCCCGGGGCCGTGTACCGGTTAGTCTGCGAAGTCGTTGGGTTCTGCGTTACCGGTGCCGGTACCACCGTCAGCGTTCGCCATGTTGGCCTTTGCCTTACCGGCCTGTACCGTTTCACGGAAGCCCTTGGCTGCTTGGTACAGCTCGGTATCCCCCTCCTCGCTGCCCAACTGGCGTTCCTTCTTCACGTTGAACACGTAGAAGGTGCCTTGGTCGTTGCTGCGGGCCTCCGTAAAGATGCGGTAGGCGTGGCTGAACATCGGCGGGGTGAACAGGCCCCCGTCCTTGCGGCGCATCTTGATACCGTTCATCAGGGACATCCACTTCTTGCTGCCCCGAATCTTGGTGCGGGTCATACTGATAACCGCCGGCTCGAAGGAACCGTCCTCGCCGACCACCATAACGTAGTGGATACGGGTGTCCTGGAACTCGTTACCGTTACCCGGGTGGATGTCGCGCTTCTGCTCGTCCTGGATGCACTCGTCTAGCAGCAGCAATCCGGTTTCAAGGTCGTGCTCCGCTACCAAACCGCCACCCTTGTTGCGGGGCACCCACTCCAAGATCTTGCGCTCATAGTGGCAGGGGATAACCACCACCCCTGTCTTGCCGTCCCACAGCTCCTCGCTGACCGTGTTGACGATCTGCCCGGGCTTGGCCCCCTCGATAAAACCGTCTTCTTCCGGGTCCACCTGCGGGCTCATTTTCTGCAGGGCTTGCAGGAACGGAATTGCGTAGTCGTCCTTGGTGGTGCTTTCAAAGCCGTGACCCGCATCTTCCTCGAACATGCCCGCCGCTGCCGGCAGTTGGTCTTCCGCTTTCTTTGCCACTTCAGTTTTCTTTGCAGTCATGGTTATTACCTTCTAGATTTTGGTTTGCCCGGGCTGTTTAACCGGCCCCCGGGCTCAAGCCGCACAGGGTAGCCCCTGTTATGCCTTGGTGACCTTGCTGGCCTTGTGGTGGTACGCACCGAACAGGGACAGGGGCACGTCCTCCCCCTCTTCCTCCAGCTCCTGGATCAGCTTCTTGAGCTGGCCGGTGTGCACAGCCTCGCTGACCGCGTACTGGCTGAAGCCGTTGGCCTCCAGCAGCTCCGCCAGTGCCTTGACCTGCTCCTCCTGCCCCTTGTCAAACGGCAGGGTCACGTCCCGCTTAACCAGTGCCCCGTGGCCCCGGTCGGTCAACCACTCGGCCACTCCCCGCAGGTTCTTTTTCGGCACACTACACTTGAGGCTGTCCTTCACCTCCACCTTCGTACCGTCCGCCAGTGCGAACATGGACAGATTGAGCTCGTTGAGCAGCAGCTCAGGCAGTTCTACCTCCGCCACCTTGCGCAGCCGCTCTTTTTCCTTTTTAAGCTCGTCCTCCAGGTGCTTAACGCTGGCCTCAAGCTCCACCTGGCGCTGTGCTAGTGTAGCCACGGCGCGGAGCTCCGAGTCCGTTGGCCCACTGCTGGTTTCCTGCTCCACTTCTGCTTCAAAATCAATGCTCATACGGCACCTCCGTTCACGTCTACCGGGATTTCATAATAACGACCCTCGCGGCGGTCCCACTGCAGCAGCGTGAACCGGCCTCGGTTGAGGCTGGCCGCCACGGCGGCAGCGGTGGCAATAGCGGAAGGGCTACCAACCGCCAAGAGGTGGTCGTTGTCCGTGAACGACAGCAGCTTCTTACGCAATGCCCGCACCATGGGGGCGGGGGCCAGCGAAATGTTGCTGCCGGGCAGCAGGAAGTCCAGTTCGCCGTAAGCCAGCGCCGGTGACAGGTCCATGGACGGTACCACTTCGCCGTTAACCCGTTTGACCGGTTCCTGTACTACGTACACTGTCATTTCTGTGCTCCTTCTGTCGTTCTGGTTGTTAACCCTACGCCCCAATGGAAGCTCTTTGCAAGGTTGTCTTTAATCTGCAGGGCATCGGTGATCTTTTCGTCAATGGTGCCCGGCACGCAATAATCCACATACAGGGCTGTGCTGCCCTCAAAGCCGTGGCGGTGCATCCGGTCCTCCGACTGGCTGCGGTGCTCGTAGTTGAAGCTGCGACTGTAGTATCGGCTGGAACCGGCCTTGTAGAAGTCCAGGCCCCGCCCGGCTGTGTCCGGGGTGGCCACCATGTAGAACGCGTGCGGCTCGCAGTCCTGGAACGCCTGTGCGTTGGGCCAGCGTTCTTCCTCCGGTATGTCTCCGAAGTACCCAACAGCCCCCCGCCCGGTGTCCTTGGCGCGCTCGTTGAGGGCTGCCAACACGGCCTGGGCCTCGTGCCGGAACCGGCACCAGATAACTGCCTTTTCGTGCTGATGCTCCAGATCCGTCAGCAGGGCGGTCAGGCGGGGGTTCTTGTCGTCCACCGGCACCGCTTCCCCCTGCTCGTTGACGTACCAGCCGCCGACGATCTGCTGCAGACGCATCTGCAGGACAAGGGCGTTCTCCGCCAGCACCTTGTCCCCATCCTGCGTAATGGCCTCCCATAGTGCATCCTCCGGGTTCACGCCCTGCGGTACGTTCCCGAGGTTGGCCACCCCCTCCTCCAGCAGCTCCTTGTATACCCGCCGCTGTTTTGGGGTCATGTCCACATACCGGGTCTTATACACCTTCTCGGGCAGGTTCAGCACGCCCTTGTCCACGCTGTAGCTGTACGGGCCTACCAGCCGTTCCAGTTCGTCAAGGTTCTTGTACCCCACCACCTCGTCCACCACTGCGTCGTGACGTACACCGGTGCGGGGGTCGTAGCGCCCGCACCCGGCAAACACCTTACGTTCAAACTCGCCAAAGTGGGCCTTGAAGCTGGTGAACGTGCTGTGCCCGATGATGTCCGGGTCCAGGAACGCGAACGGGGCGAAGATGTCGAATGGCCCCTGCGTGATTGGGGTGCCGGTCAGGAACCGCTTCATTACCACGCCGTTGGCCTTGCCCGCGTTACGGGCCAACCGGGTGCGCTTGGCTCCGGGGGTTTTGATGTACTGGCTTTCGTCTATGGCTATCATGGTCGGGAAGTTCCGAAACAAGCGCCACAGGAATTTCTTGCCCGGTTCCGTGAGCGTGCCCTCGTAGTGGATGGCCACCATGCGGAACCGCTCTCCGGGGGCCGGGTCGAACAGGGCCTCAAGCTCCGCCTTGGCCTTCTTACTGCCCGGGGTGCCCGTCCATGCGTATGCCTGTACCGGTAGGTGGTCCGGCCAATGCTTGCCCAGCTCCTTTTCCGTCCAGTTGCGTTGGAGGCCAGAGGGCACAATGATCACGGCGGCCTCTATGCGCCCGTTGGCGTAGTTGTACCCCATGGTATCCAGAGTCACTTTTGTTTTGCCCGTGCCCTGCGGCATAACCAGTCCGAAGTTGGGTATGTCTTTCGACAGGTCGAACACCTCCCGCTGATGGGGCAGGGGTTCGGTTTTGAACTTGTAGTCCATACAGTCTCCGTTCTTACGTTCTGTAGTGCCCCTTACTATACGTGTGGGGGAGGGTAAAAACAAAATAGAAAAGCATTCGCCTCGGACGCGTGGGAAAGGGTATTGTAACACACTGTTTTTAAACGCCTTATTACCTGTGCTAATACCTAATACAACTGCGAATACTTGTAACCCACTGTTTTACCGTAAGTTTATTCGCATATTAGCAATATTGGCCGACCTTGGGTTTTACAAAAATAGTTTTACTAACCCCCGCGCACGTGTAAGGCAAATACTTTGCTGTAAGTTACTGGCGCGCATACAAAAAGACCGTATTCCGGCAAGAATACGGTCCTAATACGCTAATATGGAGCGAGCGTTGCGTGGTGGTTTGTGGGCAGGTGCGGGTACTGTAACCCTGTTTTACCCCGCGTTGCAACCGGCCTCTGTAAGCCGTTTCCAGCGGTTTATGACCCCTCCCCAGTAGGGTACCACAGGGGGGTCGTCGAAAACCGCACTGTGGCCAGCCACAGGCTGCCCCCACCACGACATCGAGGTGTCCACGTGCTCTACATGCTGGTCGTGAGTAAAACCGTAGCGACCAGCGGCACCCCAACCGGCGGTTCGCACCCCGTCCGGAATCAACCGGCCCCAACCGCGAACCAGTTGCACCACCCAGTCTTTGGAGTTATACAGGCACAGCACGGGCACGTCCTTTTGCCACAGGGTATCCCGGCGCAGGGCGGGGTTGATAACCACCACGCCGCCCAGCGTGCCGCCGAGCATCTCCGCCAGTTCCCAGCACAGCAGCGCCCCGTTGCTGTGGCCGATCAGGAAGTCGCCGGGGTTGATGTGCGGCAGTATCTTACGCACCGCCCGGCGGTTAGTGCAGGACAACCCCAGCAGCCCTGTCCATCCGTACCCGTGCAGCTTGGCCGGGCCGCTCAGGTAAGGGCGCAGGGCACCCACGGTGCCCCGTCCCCCGTCCCTTACGTTAAAGCCGTGAATCAGATGTGTCGTCACGCAGACCCCCGTACTGTTTAAGTAAGCGCTCCAGATGCGTCATACGGGCTTCCCTGTCGGTGTCCCGCTGCCGCAGCTCGGTGATTATCGAGTCCCGGCGCTCCAGCCGTTCGTCATAATCGGCCTTCATGAGCTGCATGCGGCGCTCGCAGTATTCCCGCTCCTCTTGCATCTGCCGTTCCACCGCCGCAAGGCGTTCAAGCACTTGCCCGGTGAACTGCACCCGGTCCTCCGAACGGGTGTGCTTGTTGTCTGCCAGTGCCTTAACGAAGCCGGCACCAAACATCCCGAGCGCCCCGAGGGCGGCCCCACCCATTACTTTCAGCCATTCCGGCAGGTTGCTCCAGTCCACTGGCGGCACCCTCCTACTGCAGTGCTTACGGTTGTACGGTATGCCCACGAGCAGCGTCCTCGATCCAGCCCAACACAGTCAGCAACTGCAAACGCTGTTCCCCTGCCAACAAGCCGTCGCCCACCTCGGCCTCCAGCCGCTCTTGCGCCCGGCCCAGGATGGCTTCAACCAGCATGCGGTCCGCCGGGCTCAACGAGCTTTCCGCCAGCCGCTCCCGTGCCGCATCCACCAGCGTGGCCACAGCCACCTCCGTCCCGGCTTCCACATACTGTTCCGCACGGTCTACCAGTTCAATGACGCGGGCTGCGTCAACGTCGGCCCGTTCCAGGACTTTCAGGGTGGCGTACTGCACCGCCAACTGGTTGCGGTCTTCCGACACTGTGGCCAGCAGGGAGCAGCCTGCCAGTGCAACGGCGGCCATCACGGCCAATAGCATCATACGCATAATCATTCCTCCGGTAGCGCGTGAAGCGCCTCTGTGATTGTAGTGTAGCGTCCTGCCACCCGCCCCCATTCGGCAGGCGCGCCCATCTTACGGTTTGGCCGCACGTCGCCATGAAACATCGGTAGAGGCTTGCCGCCGTACACCGTATCAGTATATACACCAATGCCCGTAAAGCCGATCTTGC